CTTGCAGCACAAGCATATCCAATAGTAGTAGGTGGTGGGGGAGCATTAGGACCTCCTAGTACTCCAGGCGGTGTTGGAATTGCATCAAGTTTTGGCGGAATAACAGCTGCAGGTGGTGGATTTGGTAGATCAGAATGTAGTCCAACTTCACCTGCTGACAATAGAAAAGGTGGCCCAGGTGGTTCTGGTGGTGGCGGTGGGACTGGTGGTGGTACACCAGGCGCAGGAGGAGACGGAAATACTCCTCCAACAAGTCCTCCTCAAGGACAACCAGGCGGTTCAGGTCCAGGTGCGGCAGCACCTATTACACCTCCTCAAAGAGCTGGAGGTGGCGGTGGTGGAGCTGGAGGTAATGGTGGAAGCGGTAGTTTTGGTAATGCCGGAGGTGGAGGCGCAGGAACAACAACACAAATTACATCTTCTCCTTTAACATTTTCTGGTGGAGGCGGAGGTGGCGGACGTAGTTCTGGTGGAAGTGCTAATCCTGTAGGAAGAGCAGGTGCAGGAACTGGAACAAGTGGAACTGCAGGATCAGGAAGTGATAACAGCGGTGGCGGTGGTGGCGGTGGTGGAGAAGGTTCATCAACAGCAGGAGCTGGTGGTTCTGGAATAGTTGTGATAAGGTATAAATTTCAATAATTATGACAAGTACAATTAAAGTAAATACGGTAACAACAGAATCAGGATCTACATTAACTTTAGGTGGATGCGGAAAAACTGTTGCTTTAGCATCAGGCGCATCACAGACAGGTTTTGGTAGAACAGGTACTGTTGATTGGCAGACAGGTTCAATCAAGACTTCAACTTTTACAGCAGCAAATGGCGAAGGTTATTTTGCAAATACAAATGGTGGTGCTTTTACAATGAATTTACCAGCAGGTGTTGCTGGTGCAATTGTAGCTGTCGTTGACTACGCAAACACATTTGAAAATAATAATTTAACAATTTCACCAAATGGTTCTGATAAAATTGGTGGTGAGGCTAATGATGTAGCTTTAAATGTAGATGGTGAATCTGTAACTTTAGTTTTTGTAGATTCAACAGAGGGTTGGATTACAGTAAATGCTTCAAGTGAAAATATACAAACACTTCCTTTTGTTTCAGCAACAGGTGGAACAGAAACTAACTCACCTTGTGGTAATATGAAAATTCATACATTTACAAGTCCAGGAACATTTACAGTAAATAACATATCATCTATCCCAGAACGTAATACAGTAGGTTATATGGTAGTAGCCGGTGGCGGCGGAGGTGGTGCTTGTTGTGCAGCCGGAGGTGGTGGAGCAGGTGGATATAGAGAAGGTAGAAATACTCCAGTAGATAATTTTACAGCATCACCTTTGGTTGCTAATTTTCCTGGACCAAATTGTAATGCAGTGACACTTACTGCAACATCTTTCCCTATTCAAGTAGGAGGTGGAGGACCAGGAGCAGCTCCAGGTAGTGGTAGTCCTCAATCTGTTATGGGATCAAAAGGAACCCCTTCAATTTTTTCAACTATTACATCAGCAGGTGGTGGAGCTGGAATCGGTGGTGCTTCAGGTCCTACAGATATAAATGGTGGATCTGGTGCTGGTGGTGCACACGGAGCAGCGCCTGTTGGAGCAGGAAGTGGTAATACACCTCCGACAAATCCGGCACAAGGAACTAATGGGGGTGCGAGATCAACTTGTAGTCCTTCTACTACCGATGATGGTGCTGGCGGAGGTGGTGGAGCCGGTGGAGCAGGAGTAGGCGGACCAAGTTCAAGCCCTATAATAGGTCAAGGTGGACCAGGAGTATCATCAGAAATAACAGGATCAGCCGTTGTAAGAGCAGGTGGAGGTAGTGGTGGAATGAGAAATGTTCCAGGTGCACAATCTAGTGTTCCAATGCCTGGAGGACCAGGAGGTGGTGGAGCAGGCGGTGGTAGTTCAAGTTATCCAAGACCATTAGCAGCTGCATCTGGCACTGATGGAACTTGTAATACTGGCGGAGGTGGTGGAGGAGCCACTAGGGTTACACCAAACCCAGGTGGAAGCACAGGAGCTGGTGGAAATGGAGGTTCTGGTATAGTAGTAATAAGGTATAAGTTTCAATAGGTAAATTATGAGTGAAGTAAAAGTAAATAAAATTAGTCCAAGAGCAGCGTGTGGTACGGTTCAGTTAGGAGATAGTGGTGACACTATTACAATTCCTGCTGGTGCAACAATTACAAACAATGGAACACAGACAGGTTTTGGTAGAACAGGAACTGTTGATTGGCAAACTTCAATTAAAACATCAACTTTTACAGCAGCCAATGGCGAAGGATATTTTGTAAACACAACAGGTGGAGCTATAACTGCAAATCTTCCAGCAGGAACTGCTGGATCTATTGTTGCTTTCAGAGATTATGCAAATACTTTTGACACAAGTAATTTAACAATAAGCGCAAACGGTTCACAAAAAATTAATGGTGGTACTTTAGATTTATTAATTAATACAGAAGGTGAATCACTTACTTTGGTTTATGCAGATGACACTAAAGGTTGGCTAATTGTAAACGATGGAAATAACGATGCAGGATCTCAAGCAGAATTTGTAGCGGCAACAGGTGGTAATAGTGTCTGCACAGTGGACACAAATTTTAAAGTTCACACTTTTACAGGTCCAGGTACATTTTGTGTATCAAATGCAGGAAATGCTGCAGGATCAAATACAGTTTCATATGTAGTTATAGGTGGTGGGGCAGGAGCTGGATCAAATGCCGGAGGCGGTGGTGGAGCTGGAGGTTTTAGAGAATCTAAAGCATCATCAGATACTTACACAGCTAGTCCATTAAATGCCACTTCAGGACCAACATTTAATTTACCAGTTTCGGTTCAAGGTTATTCAATCGTAGTTGGTGGCGGTGGACCAGGTTCAACAAGTGTTAGTGCTGCTGGTGGTAGTGGAGTTGCTTCAAGTTTTTCTACAATAACATCTGCCGGAGGCGGTGGCGGTGGAACTGGAACAAGTCCACAAGCAGGAGTAGCTGGAGCTTCAGGTGGTGGAGCAAGAGCTAATACATCACAAGCTGGAGGAGCTGGTAACACTCCACCGGTAAATCCACCTCAAGGAAATGCTGGAGGACCAACAGGTCCAGGATCAGGTCCAAAATTTGTCGGTGGTGGAGGCGGTGGCGCTGGCGGAGCAGGACAGCCTGGTCATCCAGGAACTGGAGCTGGAGGAATAGCAGTTACATCTGGAATAACAGGTTCATCAGTTGCAAGAGCGAGTGGTGGTGGCGGAGGTTCTAACGCTTGTGGTACAAGTGGCGGTGGATCAACACCAGGAGGTGGTGGAACAGGAGGAAATAATCCTGCAACAGGAACTGCTGGAACTGATAATACTGGTGGTGGAGGTGGAGGTAGTGGTGGTGCCGCTAGTCCTAACAATGGAGCGAACGGTGGTTCAGGAGTTGTTATTATTAGATATAAATTTCAGTAGTTGAATGGTAATTAAAATTAATATATAAGGAGAAACATTATGGCACATTTTGCAAAACTAGGAGCTAACGGAAAAGTTATAGCAGTATTAACTTTAAATAATAAAGATATGTTAAATGCTGATGGTGTTGAGGATGAAACAGTAGGTCAACAATATTTGGAACATCACAATAATTGGCCTGCACAAATGTGGATTCAAACTTCTTACAACACATCAGGTAACAAACATAATTCTGGTGACGATTCAAAAGCATTTAGAGGAAACTATGCAGGTATAGGTTCTATTTGGGATGAAGATGACCAAATTTTTTGGCCTAAAAAACCTTTTTCATCTTGGGTAAAAAACTATACAAATGCAAATTGGAAATCACCGATTGGTGATGCTCCTGAATTAACTGCAGAACAAGCTTCACAAAACGAAGCTAACACTCACGAATGGGTTTATGAGTGGAATGAAGAAGGCCAGTCTTGGGACTTGACAGACAGAAGAGCATAAATTAAAAAGGTATGTGGTATGCAGAAGAAAGTATTATCTGAAATAGCTTTATATTATGGTAACGTGGTGATGCCTAAAGATTGGGACATTGACAGAGATAAATTACAAGAAAACATTTTAAAATCAAACATAACAGATTCACCTTTTCCTTTTTCTAAAAATTGGGATATGTTAAATACATATGTGCGAGAGCATATAAATTTAAAATATAGTTTTAATTTAATTAATAAAGAAACGTGGGGCAATATGTATAAACCCCAAGAAACAACAATTCCTTTATTAAACATAGACCCTGTAGATTTGCGGAACTCTCCTGACTATACATTTTTATATGGCGTAAATGTTAAAAATTGTATGGTTCGAATACATTATGAAGATAACAGACGTAAAGGTAGATCTTGGGATATAGAACTTACAAATAATAAATTCATTATGTTTCCATCAACTAATATGTACTACATAACTAATAATCAAAAAGATCAATTAAATTTTATACAAACTATAACATATGAATATATCTAATTATTATTGGTATTTTAGTGGTGTATTAACACCTAAATTTTGTGACGATGTAATTAAATATGCTAATGCACAAAAAGAAGTTATGGCTAGAACAGGTGGATTTGGTGATAGAAAATTAAATAAAGAAGAAGTTAAAAATTTACAAAGAAAAAGAAAATCAGATTTGGTATGGCTCGATGATACTTGGATATATAAAGAATTACATCCATATGTTCACGAAGCAAATAGAATGGCTGGTTGGAATTTTGATTGGGACAGAAGTGAGTCCTGTCAATTTACAAAATATAAGTTAAATCAATATTACGATTGGCATTGTGATAGTTGGGATAAACCATATCAACGAGATAATGTTAATCATCCAGAGCACGGAAAAATTCGAAAATTATCTATGACTTGTCAGTTAACAGATGGTTCAGAATATAAAGGTGGTGAATTAGAATTTGATTTTAGAAACTATGATCCACATATGAGAGACGAATCAAAACATAGAGTGCAATGTAAAGAGATATTACCAAAAGGATCTATTATTGTATTTCCTAGTTTTGTGTGGCATAGAGTTAAACCAGTAAC